TCTTGCTCATCTTGCAACTGCTCGTACCTCATCATGACAGTAGCCGATACTTGCGTTGCATCTGTCCTGGTCTTGCTGTACTTCGTGAGTCTCAAGCCGGTATTAGGATCTATCACACACCAATAACCGTCACTGAGCTTGTAGCAATACAGCTGGTGCCAGTCTCGGCCTTGGGCCTTGAATTCATAGCCCTTGACTTTCTCGGCATATGGCCGCTGCTCTGCCTTATCGTAGCGCTTGACGTAGAACTTAACCTGTTTCATATTCAGCTTCCCACTTCCTAGCCATCGAGCCACGACACGAACCACACAGCCATAATAACCAGTGCGGCAATCTGCACTAGCGTCTGGATGAATGCGCATTGAACTAAGTCACCTACCATTAATGCCTCCTATCTGCCCAGTGCCATAACAACAGAAACACAATAATGACAACACCAAGTATCACTAACGTACCAACTACCTCGGAAATGACAATCTCCGAGGTAGTTAGCTGCACTACTGGTACGTTAGGATAAAGAATCGACTCCCAGAAGAATGATTTCATGGTTTATACTCCTAATAGATAACCTCGATACTATCAATCTTGGCCTTGGTATTCTTGTTGTTGCGCTTCTCCATAAGCTCCAAGTACTTCTGGGCTTCTTGGTAGTCGCAGACCACAACGAACCTTTCGGTGACCTTGAACTTTTCGGTTCCGTGGTCTTCCCAACCAGTAATCCGATACTTCATTTCAGGCCCTTTCTCTCTTGTCCTACCTTATGGCATTATCATACCATATAAGTATTAACGTTGTAAACAAGAAAAGCCCCTACCATAAAGATAGGGGCCTAGAGAAAGGGAAGCTGGCCGGTTGCGTCGGCCTACTTGAGTATATCATTCACAACGAACTGCACAATCTCATACTCTGCACCAAGCTTTTGCCTACGTGCTGCACCATTGCCATAGCTGCCCTTGATAACAGCATTTGCCTTAGCGTAAATGTCATTTACCTTGGCTTGGACCTCATTGTATCGAGAGCCAAGGGCCTTGCGACGATCTGCACCAACACCATAGGTGCCCTTGATAACGGCACTAGCAAGGTCTAGCGTCGAATAAGACTCCAGGCCATTACCAGTACCATTGCTGCCAGAATTACCAGAAACACCAGCATACGCATTCCATGCCTTTCTGTCTCCATAGAAATAGTCTCCGTCAATGCTCATGCCACCCATGGCAAGCGAGCTGGTGAACTGCCAAGCGGCAAGAGTCCAACCAGCGTGCCTGTAAGGGCAATCAGGTCCAGGATAGCTGGTGTAGGCCCTGGGGTAACCGGCAAGCCACAGACCACAATTTGACTTCACCCAGGGTGTGCCATAGCCTTGGTTGTTTATGTAATCATCGTACGTGTAGAACCAAGGCCTAATGCCGCTGAGCTGGTAGAATGTCTTGCACCACGTCTCTATCCAAGAATTGGGGTTAGGTACCTCGAAATCGAGAATGGGAATGCCCTTGCCAACATAGTTCTTGGTATTGTCATAGAAGTATGTGGCTTCTTTGGCAGGATCATTGGAGCGTGCGAAATGGTAGTAGCCGAACGGGATATTGAGTCTGAGTGCGTCTTGCACGAACCCGTCACAATACTTGTCCACAAATCCAAGCCCCTCTGTGGCCTTGACGATTACGAAATCAGGATTGGTAGCACTAAGGCTGAATCCCTTATTATGATTGGAAATGTCAATCCCCTTGAGTACAGTCATTGCTACTGCTCCTTACCCTTGGAATCAAGATTGAAGAGCTTGAAGAGCTGTGAGTTTGCGAACTCAGGATATCCCCGAGCGATGTTTTCGAGGATGCTTACTAGCTCCATCACGATTACGTATCCACAAACCACTTCGCACGTGGGTATATCGTAAGGCAGCTTTACCGTGTGACCAATGCCAATCTCGATAGCCAAGCATATAAAAATGAGAATTAAAATCAGTACCTTATGCAAAAGCCCCTGCCTCATCTTGGTGCTTGAGAGTTGATTATTGATTGCCGCTTGGACGAAACCAACCACAATATCGGCGCACATCATCACGCAAGCAAGCAAAATGCTCCAGGTCTGCGCTTCGCTGAGTGGTACCGGAGGAATCGACCCCATATAGATCACCTGTCCTTTGCAGCCTTCGCACTGGCTGCGTCTATGACCAAAGCCCCTTTAATCTTAGCAGAGACCAGAGAGCCATTTGCGCACATGCGCGACACTCTCACCTTGCTTACCCCGAGATATTCCGCACACTCATTAAGGCTCATGGTCTGCCTATAGCGCAGAAGGCTTTTTGGCAGCTTATAGCTATCAGTCTCCTTGTCATAAAGCAGTCTGATAGTGCCGTCAAAAGGTGTACCAACAATTAGATCTCCGTTAGTCCCCTCGATTGCCTTAAAGTCAAGACCTGTCATTGGGTCTGATAGCGTCTTAAACTGCATCTTGCATCCCTTCTATTTGGTCTGATACACTGTAAACAGTCTAGCACAAGGGGAGTGAGACCATGCCACGCGAGAAACGCGACTCTGACGAGACATATAACGCACGCAGGCGATACCGCAGGCAGGCAGAGCGCTTTATCAAAAAGGCTGACAAATCATCTGGCATCATAAAATCTCGCTATGAAGCGCAGGCGCGTAATGCGACCATAAACGCACTTAGCACCTATGCCAAGGGCCAGCAGCCCATGGGTCGAGTCAAGCAGCTTACAGATATGCTTGGCATCGACGCTAAGACCGTGCAGCAGGTGGCATTTGCCAAGGGTATGCAATCAGGTGGTGTGACCACCGGCCTAGTGTCTAGGCTCGTGCAGCGCTCAAAGCAGACTCTCGCAAGTGCCGAGACACGCGACGAGATGGCCAAGGAGATCTTGAGCACTGGGAATGTTGGCTCCCGCTTTTACGGGGGCCTGGTCGATATCTGGGGAGACACGCCTGAGCACCGAGAGCACCCCAACCAGCCTATCTTGGATTTTTTCGGCACTGACTCAATGATGGACGTGATTGAGGATTTGGAAGCCGAGGGAATCGACCTCTATACCCCGGATGAGAACGAGGACGTCTATAAGAGCGCCCAGCTGGCCTTGCAGCAGTATATTCTCAAGGTCAAGCGGGTCAATCGTGGCAAGAAGTCTACCAGGACTGAGACCAAAGCCGAGAAGACCACAAAGGGTACCAAGAAGAGCGCTAAGAAGGCCTCCAAGAAGTCCAAGAAGAGCACGGCCAAGAGCATTGCCAAGGGGATGCAGTCAAGTGGTGTGACCACCAGCCTAGTGTCTAGGCTCGTCAAGCAGTCTAGGCGTAAGAAGGCCAAGCAGCGGCGCAATAATGGGAAGCGCCGGTAGCCATGCGGAAAGGGGAGAAGTCCAAGCCTTACAAGATCATAGGAGCCTACGACAGCGAGACAACGAACCTCTCAGATGGAGCCGAGAAGGACGCTTACCCCATACTGCACCAGCTGGGGACGATAAGCGTACCTATCGAGACAATCACAAGCGATAACGTCGAGCAGTCCACGCACCTTGACCTCTTTAGGCATACGCTAGACCTATATAACGCTCTGGAGGATATAGCCATAGCGGAGTATGACTATGTGCCGGTAATTTGCTGCCATAACCTATCATTTGACATGTACGGTCTGGCACCTTGGTTGGCCGAGCATGATGTAAGGGTTTTGGCCAAGTCGCAGCGCAAGCCGATTAGCTTTACCATCCTGGATAACCAAGGCAAGCCATGCTTGGTCATCTGGGATACACTAGTCTTTGCGCAAAAGTCATTGGCCTACATGGGTGACGAATGTGGATACCCCAAGCTCAAGGGGGATTGGGACTATGATTTAGTCCGCACACCAGATACCCCCATAACCGAGCAAGAGCGGGGATATGCCGCACATGACATTTACTCCCTGCTTGCTTGGCTAGGCTATTGGTGCAGGCTAAATCCCGATATCAAGCCAGAGGATCTAGCGCAGCGCGTTGTATCCAAGACTGGAGTTGTGCGCAGGCGCCGTGTGCAACGCTTTTCCAAACTAAAGGGAAAAGGTATGCGGCGCAAGGTAGGCCAGTACTGGGGCTTTATCAACAACCAAAATTCCTTTGACACAGACGATGAGCTGTATACATGCCAATCAGCCACGCGAGGGGGCTTTACCTTTTGCGCCAGAGACAATGCGTCTCGCGTCTTTGACCTCTCCGAGGACTCAGGCCTAAAGGTCTATGGCTTTGACGCGACCTCACAGCATCCTAGCCAGATGGTGAGTCATAGGTATCCCGTGCGCTTCAAGGAGACCACGCCGGAAAACCTCACGCTTGCCTTTGGCGTCATACAGCTGACCACGATTGATGATGTTTTGGCACACTACGAAAAGCCCTTTGGTGTGGCCTTCTATGGTGCCTTTAGGTTTGAAAACCTCCGCCTGAAACCTGGTACACCCTTTGGTGGTTTTGGCATTGCCCCCCTGGCCTATGCCAGGTGCCAGGAGTACAAGCGCCAGGAAGCCTTGGCCGACGAGAACCAGCAAGGGGAGGAATTCAGAGAGCACCTAGCTATGCTAGGCTATCGTGACCACGTTGAGAACCCTACGTATGCCTTTGGAAAGCTTGAAAGCGCAGACACAGCGACACTATGGATAACTGAGCTGGCAGCCTGGGAGATAAGCCAAGCCTACGACTTTGATAGCGTGGAGGGGCTGCAAGGCTACATGACCTTGAGCTTTGACAAGCCTAGCGACATGTGCGTTATCTCGGTCATGCAATTCTACGCAGCCAAAAACGCCTTTAAGCACGCCCGAGGACTCTACTACGATGGTAAGCCCCTGGATAACGTCGCAGAGCTTAGGTCATATGGCATACCAGATTTTGTGATTGAGGGTATGGGCAAACACAACATAGATGATGCAGTCGTTGAGAGCACCTATCTTGGACTCAAGGCGGATCTAAACGCACTCTTTGGGATTGAAGCTTGCAACGAGTACCGGAGAGATACCATCCTTGCCAAAACCGGCATCGAGTACACCGGGGATTTTGGCGTTGTCAATGCGCCAAAGGAGCCAAAGGCTTGGTACCAGCTGGGGCAACGTATCGTGGGATGGTCGAGAATCGCACAATGTCTGGTCATGATGCTTGTATATCCCTATGTCGAGACGATCATCAATGGGGATACGGACTCTGTAAAGCTACTTATCAAAGATGAAAACCTCAATAAGGTCCAGGATGCTTTGTCCAGGATGGATAAGTCTATAGATGTGGCTAAGGAAGACGTGTGCTCAAGAGTCAAAAGGGCCTATCCAGAAATGTATAACCCCTTGGATGGTATAGGCTATTACGTTCAGGAATTTACCACGCTAAGGTTTTGCGCGGCCTGGAACAAGGCCTATTGCATCTGCGAAAAAGACCCCCGAGACGGCCAGGAGCACGTGAGATTTACCCTTGCCGGTGTTCCGTCCAGGAAGATTAATGCCTTTGCCGACAACCTCATTAAACAAGGCTGGAGCTTTGGCCGGGTGTGTGACACTCTGCTTGGTTATAACGTGACTTATGCACATGACATAACCGGCCTTAATGCCAGGGCCTTCCCCGAGTGGGGATCTATCTATGTGGGAAATGTCACAGACTACCGAGGGATAACAAGCAAGATCGTGGAACCACATGCCTTGTGCCTTTATCCAATGGCCAAGACGGTAAACGACACTAGCAATGTTGAGAATGCTTGCAACATGCAATATGCCTTGCAAAATCGCCCAAGCGTCAACATTGAGCCATTGATAGTCACATGTGACAGACTAATTAATGTCCGGGAGATGATATACGATGGATAAGCAGCGCTTTTACAACTGGGCAGACACCTTTTCGCGCCAGACCGGGCATCAAGGCGAGATCTGTATTGTGGTGGGGGCCAAGGGAATCGGTAAGACCTTTGGACTACGTAGGCAGTGTGTCCAGGACTTTATCAAAAAGGGCTGGCGCTTCTGCGAGGTATGCCGCACCAAGGACGAGTTGAAGGTAGTGCGCCTGGGATACTTTGACAAGCTGCAAAACGCAGGACTCCTTACCGATTACCTCTTTAAGGTTGTTGGCCAAGTGGGCTACATAGCCAAGGAGCCAGATAAAGACCCCGAGACGGAGGAATACACCGAGAAGCCCAAGTACCAGCCAATGTGCTACTTTGTGGCGCTAACTGCATTTCAGACAGAGAAGAAGCGTACCTATGTCAACGTGCGCCGCTTTATCTTTGACGAGGCAATCATAGATTGTAAGGACAGATACCATAGATACCTGCCTAACGAATTTCTCATCTTTGCCAACCTGCTTGACTCCGTATCAAGGCAACAGCCTGGAGGGGTACAGTACCGGGTCTATATCCTCGGCAACGCATGTGATCTTACTTGCCCATACATGCGCTATCTGGGCATCAACAAGGTTCCCGATTTTGGCTACAGCTTTTGGAAAGGCAAGAGTGTCTTGCTGCACTACGTGGAACCATGGGACAAGGAGGACAGGGAGACCCAAACCCTTGTAGGCCGGATGCTCAACGGCAACAAGGAGTCTGAAATGGTCTTTGGCAACGTCTTTAACGTCGATGATACGGGAGACATTTGCAAAAAGAGCGCAGCAGCCAAATATTGCTATGCAATCCGCTATGGGGAGAACGTCTACGCAATCTGGATTGACTACGGCCAGGGGCTTTGTTGGATAAGCAGCAAGCTACCAAAGGACGCTGTAAATGTCTTTGCCCTTACCAAGAGTGATGCGACACTTGACTACCAGGCTATCGAGAGATCCAGCGACTACCTCACGCTACTTAATAAGTTTTGGTACCTCGGCGCGTTGCGCTACGAGTCTCCGGCGCTGCGTGAGACTTTTCTTAATGTCCTGGAATTCATGGGTATCCGATAAAATATTTTCAAAAAGAGTGTTGGCACTGTTAACATATTGCCTATACTAATAGTTGTAAGGCAGGGACAGAGAGAAAGGCACCGACCATGACCTACATTGAGAAGACCTACGGACTCACCAAGAAGACCTACGCATTTAAGGTGAGCTTTTACGACGGCACCAAGCGCACCTACAAGAACGGCGCCGCAGCCGACAAGTGTGCCAGGCGCAACGCCCTAGCTGGCCACTTCTGCGCACTTCTAGCCTTGACCGATGATGGCTGGGAAGAGCTGGCTGCTTGCTAGGTTTCATGGCCTAGGTGTTGACTCCATTAACACCTAGGCTTTACTCTTTGACCAGAGAAGGGAGGAAGGCACATATGAAAGAGCTGGATAGGTGGGTCTACCAAGCAAGGGAGGTTGCGCATCCATGGGCAATGCATGTTCTGGCCCGTAAGGAGCACCGAAAGATTCGAGCCTATGCGGAAATCTATGCCGACTACTTTACCAATGAAACGCACCGAATGCTGATACGCGATGTGTCAATTGCGCAAGCAAAGACGTTCTTGGCAGTCGTTGGTGAGGTACTAGGCATGTATGGGCACCCACTCACCGAGACCGACAAGCAGCAAATCACGGGCACAATTACAGATATCAAGCAGAGCTTTTTGGACTAGGAGCAGACAAATGAGCATCAACATTGTGACCATCTCCGGTAACCTCACGCGAGACCCCGAGCTTAGGCAGGCTGGCAATACCTACGTGCTTTCCTTTGGTGTTGCGGTCAACGACAGGCGCCGCAACTCCCAGAGTGGCCAGTGGGAGAGTGTGCCTAATTTCGTTGACTGCATCATCTTTGGCACACGCGCTGACGCCCTGGCTGGCTTGCTGCACAAGGGGTCTAAGGTGGCCATTGATGGCAAGTTGCGCTATAGCAGCTGGGAGGGCAAGGACGGCAAGAAGCGCTCCAAGCTTGAGGTAGTCGTGGGCGAGATTGAGCTTATGCAGCAGCGCGAGACCTCGCAGCAGCCCCAGCCCCAGCGCTACCAGCAGCCACAGGGTTACCAGCAGCGTTACCAGCAGCCCGACGCAGTGCCCTTTGACTAGGCTTGTGGTAAGCTTTGAAGTGGTGAAGCCCCGGTGCCTTTGGTCTGTGTAGATCTGGATTTGCGGTCTGTGATGGACACCAGCGCACGTGGAGAATGCAACTCCATTCCTCGGTAGCGGGGAGCTTTGCCAAATCCATTTATAGGCCCTTGCCACAGTCCCGCGACTCACTAGGCAAGGGCCTTTTACTTTAGGAGGGAAGACCAATGCTCAAATTTCAGTGTTCCGATTACTGTATGCTGATTTGGGACGATGAGCACACCGAGTATCACAAGGCGCTTGCCAGTCTTGAGAGCGAGTACCAGGACGATGAGAGCGCCAACTACTCTATCTGCATCCCACTTGGCAAGGTGGATTACATCCAGGGCGATATGGACCGAGCCAAGGAGATTTTGGAGAAGGCCGCAGACCTCTTTGGCTGCGTGGTCTACGACGGAGGGGCTGCGGCAGGATATCGCCTTGCCGACGTGATTGTGTCGTGCGTGAGCATGGCAAGGTATGATGGACTGGACAACACAGCAATAGCCAAGGAGATAAGGGAAATCATATGCAAGCAGAAAAAGGACAAGGCAGCTGGAAAGTAATTACACTAGCCGATACCGTGGACTGAATGCTATCAGAGGATCACAAGAAGCAACTCAAAGCCGAGTATTGGTAGATTGATATGAGGATAGAAAGCCTTTATAGAATCATCCATGGCTATAACTGGCAAGGTAAACCCTTGCCGGAAGGTTGTTCGATTGACCTTTTGCTTTGGCAAATCTATGCCATGGAGCGATACGAAAAGGTACTGGCAAGACGGGCAAGGGCCGAGAAAATCAACCTATCACCCTGGGACGAGAAGGGAAACATTTATGCCTAGCACACAGCAGGAACCCCAGGCAGAGCCACAGCAAGAACCAAACAGTGTTAAGATTGAGCCACAAGCCCCAGAGCCAAGCGCAGCGGGTAGCGCCGCAGAAGACACGCTTAAGGCCTATGAGGGTCTTATTGAGCAGATGAAGGTCCAGAACGAGACTCTTATAAAGGCAAACGAGAGCTTACAAAGCCAAATCGGGCTTTTGATTCGTGGGGGCGGTAGCGTGGGGCAACATGCACAAGACCCCAAGCCGCAGAATCCCACACAAGAGCCTGGATATACGAGCTTTTCAGACCTCGGTAAGGAGCTTGGCAAGCGAGACTATTACTCACACAATGTAAAGGATGGTGGCTAAATGGCAGTCCAGAACAGCACGATTGTCGCTAAGGCATGGCTGGAAGGTACCAACGATTTCCAGCAGAGAATTCCCAACCCCGATATCTCCGGCTATTCCGCTTCGGTCCAGGCGCTTTTCGAGCCTTACAACTCTGCGCCGCTCAACGAGTTTATGGGGATGCTTGCAGGCCTTAGTGGTTCCTATGTCGAGAGTAAGCTTTTCGAGAACCCCCTGCGCGAGCTGAAGAAGCCAGCAGCAGAGTTTGGTAACACAGAGCGCCATGTTGCTATCAAGTACCTCAAGGCCCACAGCTACAAGGCCGATGATGAGACACTTCTCAAGCTCGAAAAGCCGGAGTTTCGCGAGTGGTTCTATTCCGTCAACCAGCATAGGCGCTACGAATTCTCCTGGAGCAAGTACGAGCTTATGCGCGTCATGGCTGGCGATGGCTCTGGATATGGCCTTGACAACCTGCTTGCATCCACACTGGACACCCAGCGGTCTTCGGACAACTACGACGAGATGCAAATCATGATTAATGCCTTTGCCATGGCTGATAACTACTATAAGCTCTACCGTCATAACATCACGGCCGCGCCGACCACCAAGGAACTTGGCCAAGAGCTTCTTGTTAAGATCAAGACTGATGCGGGTCTTATGCAGTTCCCGAGCATGAGGTATAACCAGATTGATGTACCGACCTTCGAGACACCCGAGAGCCTTGTACTCTGGACCACTCCAGAGAGTGACGCCTATCTCGACGTTATGGCACTTGCCGAACTTTTCCACGTTGATCGCGCGGAAGTCAATTTTAAGAAGATTCTAATTCCAGAGTTCCCCATTGCCAACACCTATGCTGCACTGACCAGTGATGATTTCGTCTATGCGCGTGACTTCTGGTATGGTATCGAACCTCCGTTCTACAATCCGGCCAATCGCACGTACAAGTACTATCTGTATCATGATCAGATGATTGGTACCAACCCCCTGGCCAACTGCGTGCTCTTTACTACCGACACTGGCACCACGCTTACCTCTATCAAGATGGAGACCACCGGCATGAGCTTTACCCCCGCTACCGGAGACGTACCCCTTGGTGGTACCTTCCAGCTCAATCTTGCACTTGCTGGCACCGTCACGCCTACCGGCACTCCGGTGGCAGTGGAGCCGGATGCAGCCACCTACACCGTCGCAGCCACGCATACCGCAGGCTCCACGACTACGCCGGTTGAGCTTAATTCTCGTACATACGTTTCGCCTGACGGCATTCTGCACGTGCAAAAGAGTGGCAGCCTCGCGGTTGGTGATAAAATCGTTGTCACTGCCAAGACTGCCTATGTCAACCCGTCTGACTCCACGACCACGGACTACACGGCGACCTTTACGGCCACGGTCACCGCAGCAGAGGAAGAGTCTGCCAAGTAGATGTATACTTAGCGCAGGCCTTGGCTACCAGGCTTAGCGCCTTGGTCCTCTCCCCTACCCAGTGAAACGCCCCATCTGCTACGGCAGGTGGGGCGCTTCGCTTATAATGTATTGAGACTTTAAAGGAGGTAGGCCAATGCCAGACTTTCACTATCTTGGTAAAAAAGGTTTTCCCCACGCTGATAACGTCAACGTCTACGACTACACCAATGATCTTGACTACTCCCGATATGACTATTCCCAGATGCATGTGCAGGTATGCAACGTCAACTGGGACCAAGGGGAAGCACACATAGGACAAAGGGTTTTGTCTGGCCTTGGCAATGTCGTGTACTTCGGCAGTGCAGCCGAGAGAGATGCGTGGTTTGACGCGATTCCCGACACCGAGTGTTTTCGCTGGGACACCAAGTTTAAGGAACTTCACTCAGACCTCACGCTTAACGTGCCATTGCCCTTTGACGTGGCAAGTAACTACAACTACGTGCGTGTGACCTACAACCTCTTTGCCAATGACGATAGCCCAGTTGAGTACGAGGACAAGACAGGCGTTAGGGAGTGGTTTTACTTCATCCGCGAAGCTCGATTCATTGCACCTAATACCTCGCAGCTCATCTTGCTCGATGATGCATGGACAACTTGGATATATGGGCTTGATATCACGTCTATGATCTTGGAGCGTGGCCACGCACCACTCTTTAGCACCACGGCAGACACCTACCTTGCAAACCCCATTGCCAACAGCGCCAATCTGCTATCCGAGGATATCAATTATGGTGACTTGCAAAAGGTGACCAAGACGCAGGCCACGGCGCTCAACACGGGTGACATGTACGCAGTCGTGGCAATGAGTGGAGACCCCAAGGGCAGCTGGGGCACCAAGTCTGACAATTCGTGGCAGACCCCGGCCCCCTCACACGTGGATATTGCAGGCGCACCGGCCCTGGAACTAGTCGCTATGGCCGCAGGTGACCTAAACACCTTCCTTGATAACGTCACGGCAGATATGCCGCAGCTCAAGCAGACCATTCAGTGTGTCTTCTTCTGCGCCAAGGAGCTTTTGAGCGTGGGCACTGGCTTTGCCTTTGTCGGAGTCACGTGCTACCAGGTGGCCGGATACAATCGCATATCCAAGCAGATCTTCACACGCACTAAGACAGACTGGGGATATGGGGCGCACTACGCAAACCTCGCCAAGCTCTATACCTATCCCTACTCCGCACTTGAAATTACCGACGAAAAGGGTAACTCCGAGTTGGTACGAATCGAGGACACCGCTAATGTCCTCACCATGGATGTTGCGGCAAACCTAGTCTTTCCCTATCTCAATTTGTCTGGGGTTATCCATGGTATAGGTGGCACCGGCAGCAGCCAGATTAGCTTTGCTAATGTCGATAGCCACACCTTTGATATGTCTGGTAGGTGGTACGAGCATCTGCGAGAGTGGAACATACCGGGGTTCTCGGTCATTCTCTCCGCAGCCAAGCAAAATGACTTTGGCACGCACTTTAGCCGTATCCAGCAGGATAACGACAGGTCTACGGCCAAGACCAATGCGGATGCGAGCGCGACCACGGCAAGCAGCAATAGCCAAAATGTTGCGAATGCAGGATACAATGCCACGACCACGACGGCAACCGCAGCCAGGACCACAACCAACAACACGGCCGACAATTTGCTAGACAATGCCACGGCACAAACTACGGCAAACGATACGATCAATTCCAACTCCAACAGCACGGCAAGCCAAGACGCGACTCTAAGCAATGCACTGGCGCAAGCAATCCAAGCTTGGGACGCTGGTATGTCACGCGAGACGGTCAACAACGAGTCAGACAAGGCAAATGCCACGGCAGCGGTTGGCGCGGCAGGCGGCGTTATCAACTCCGTGGCCGGTGGCGCTATCAGTGGTTTTCTCACGGCAGGCCCCGCAGGCGCGGGAGCCGGTGCAATCGGTGGCCTGGTAAGTGGTGGCCTGGGGGCCGCAACGTCACTTGCCACAAATGCTATTGCAGTCTCCGCAATGTCTACGCAGGCAGAAGCAGTGATTAGCAACTCGCAGTCAAAGCTTGGTGAGACGCAGCAATCCAACATCGACCGAACCAACAATGCAAATTCTGGCAAGACGGCCAACAAGGACGCGACCAATACCCTTATCACAACGAGCGCCAACAACACGGCAGCGACGAGCAAGGAAAACGCAACTACCAGCTACAATGCGCAGGTGAGCGCAGCGGGCACCACGCGAAACGCGGCAGTCGCGGCAGCGCAGGCCACGGAGACCACGACCAAGGCCAACAATACGCGAACCTATGAAAACGAGGGTACAAGGATCACCAACAGTATCAGGCAAGCGGCGCTTGGGGCACCGGCAATCTACGGCAGCACGGCAAACGGCGAGTTTGCCACCACGCGACCCATGGGGCTTTTTGTCAACATAGTTACGGAGTCTGACTATGCAATCCAGCGCGCCGGGGATGAGTTCCTTCGCTATGGCTATTATCTTGATAAGCAATGGGCATTCGACGGAAATTGGCTGATTGGTAGGCACTTTACCTTCTGGAAGCTGCGCGACTATTGGAGTTCAAACCAGATTCCAGACAGGTTTTCTGACCAACTGCGTTTCTTGCTCTTTGGTGGTGTGACAGTTTGGAGAAGGCCCGAGGACATAGGAAAGGTGAGCATCTATGACAACGGAATCTAACAACGAGGTTACCAACACTCAATCTACCAATGTCGATAACTCAGCTGGGGCAATCGACATTAACAAGCTTATCGACAAGCCCTATTCGGAGATGACAGAGGAAGAGATTGACGCAGTGGTCGAATGGAAGGCGCAGGTAAAGGCGCGTAACGAGCAGTTCCAGCAGACCTTGCAGGCAATCAAGGACTCACAGCAGGCACAGCTCAAGGTGATGCAGGAGACGGCAGAGAGGGATGCGGCACGCCAGGATGCCTTTTTGCAGGCAAGCATTGAGCGACTTAACCGAGCCAATGGAGGTGCTTAATTGAGCCGAAAGAAGAACCGCGTTGCCAATGGAAGCCCCTACTATTGGCAGACGGACGATTACAACACACTTTGCTATAACGTCAATGTCGATATGCTTCTAGCAATCGCAATGAACCGCTTTCGCTGGGAGGGGTTGCCCCCGACTTGCGACCCTAGGTTTTTGGAGTTGCAGCTACACAAGGTGGGCATTGCGACGATCTGCCACAGCGCGGATACTCCAGACGTGTGGCAGACGCTTATGGCAATGCCGCAAGGTGAGTGGAACGACTACGGGATTCCTACCAAGTGGCGAGCTAAGGGATGGAATGGGAACGAGTATTCAGTCACACCAGCCACAGGCGAGCTTGTCTACTACAGCCAAACCCGACTCAACCCCTGGGGCGCAATAACGCAATACGCGACAAAGCTAACCCATATCCAGCGCACAAGCGACGTTAATCTCTTCCATCAGCAAAAGCCCTGGATTATGCTTATGCCGCAGGAAAAAAAGATGGAGCTTGTGAACCTCATTAATCAGACGGCAGGTTATGAGCCGGTTATCCTGGGTGACAGCTCAAACAAGGCGCTTCTAGATCTCAACGAGGGCAATTGTTTCACGCTTGACCTACGAGTCCCGTTTATTGGCAAGGAGCTTAGCGAGCAGTATCAAAACGTGCTCAATCAATACCTTCTCTATATGGGTATTCCTCACATCATGTTCGAGAAGGGCGAGCGCATGATCACCGAGGAAGCCACGGCAGGAAACAGCACGACCAACATTCTGCTCAAAAACTGCCTGGATGCACGACGTTGGGCTTGCAAGCAGCTCAAGAGGATAGCGCCAGATGTTTTTGGGGATGCCTACGTTTACCTCAATGACGATTGGGAGTCTTACAACTACAATTACCTCAATAATAGACAACTTCTTGACGAGAACCAGGCCACAGCGGAGGGAGGTAGTGCAGACAATGGCAGCGAGTGACTACATGCCGACCGAATACCCCGACTTCACGAAACCAGAAGAGGTAGGCGCCTGGACTGGCCCTAGCCGCTGGAATGCCGTCTATACGGTGCAGCTGGGGGAACTCATCGAAAAGGGAGTGTTTGACTGGAGCCTTCCCATTCTCGATTGGTCTAAGGCCGCGTACTCTACCGAGCAGTACAAGCGTGTTTGCGATTACTTCATCGAGCGCTTCCGGTTCCGCGAGATCAGTATTGAGCCATTCTACGAGTGGGCCACGATGCTTCATCGAAAGCTTGTATACGAGCTGATGCCGAAATACAAGAACCTTTATGCCAACCTGGATGAGGATTTCGACCCCGCGCAGATCTCCGACAGGTACCACAAGGGGCGCTCCATTGGTAGCGACTATCCCGAGACGATGCTTTCGGGCAATTCGGATTACGCGAGTGATGGCCGCGACGAGGAAAGCGAGGACGTGGAGCGCGGAAATCTGCTCGACGCATACAATGACTATGTGACCAGCTATCGGCACATTGACCAATGTTTGCTCGATGAATTGGAATCGATGTTCATTGGTCTCTTTTCGGTCTCGATTGATGGGATGTGATATGCAATGAATGAGACTACAAGCCCTATCCCTCCGTTCTGGGGCTTCTCGGCATTCACGCCGACTATCCCCAAGCTTTATTGGAACGTCAAAAGCCAAGAGCAACGCATTCTCAATCTGTTTGACCTGCTCAACAAACTTATCTGCTATGCCGAGCAAATGGGTATCCAGCTCAATGTGAGCCAGGACGAGCTGGAAAAGCTCAAGGCAGAGTTTGAGAAGTTCCAGGACTCCGGATTTGAGGACTACTACGAAAAGCAGCTTGCGCAGTGGATCAAGGACAATGCCGCTACGCTCTTCCAGCTTCTCGCCAAACAGGTGTACTTTGGCCTTACGGATGATGGCCACTTTTGTGCATACATCCCCGATTCGTGGTCTGATATCACCTTTGACACCGGGGCAGTGTATGGACAGGCAGACTATGGCCGCTTGATTCTGCGCTTTGATGCAGATGGCACAGGGGTTATCAACAACACGCAGTTCACGACGGTTGAGAACTACAATTCGCTTGATGCAAGAGTGACCAATAACGAAACAAAGATTGCAGCCTTGGAGGTAAAGTAAATGGCTACCACACAGTATATTGGCTCCAGATATGTTCCCGTCTTTGCAGATCCTATTGATTGGGACAACACCAAGGCATATGAGCCACTCACAATCGTGCTTCATGAGGGAAACTCATACACGACAAAGCAGTACACGCCTAAGGGCATCGACATTTACGACACAAGGTACTGGGCGCTGACCGGCAACTACAACGCGCAGATTGAGGCGTACCGAAAAGAGGTCGCGCAGTACGACGGAAGAATCACGGCGAACGGCACGGCAATCTCTGCGGAGACCACCAGGGCAACCGCTGCCGAGAAGGCCAATGCCGACGCAATCGCGAACGAGGTCACCCGCGCGAAGGGCGCGGAGCAGACCAACGCGACGGCAATCGCAAACGAGGTTACCCGTGCCAAGGCTGCGGAGCAGACGAACGCTACGGCAATCGCAAACGAGGTCCAGCGGGCCAAGACTGCCGAGCAGACCAACGCCGACACGATTCAGAATCTTACTTTCACTAACCCAATGTATGGTGTGTGCAATGCTAGAAATAACACATGGAAGTATATTGCAACATACGATTTGAGCTCAATCGGAACCATGGGAAATCTTCCTAGCAGAAGCACCTCATATGACTACTCAGACGCTTCTAACCTTTTCGAGCTTAATGGAATCCTTTATTATCCGCAACAAGACCACAAAGACATTTATGCAACAAGAGACGGTGAGACTTGGGAATCTGGATATGGCCTAAATTATCCTAATCCACTTGGAACCGATTATGCACAATGGGGACCCACGTTGTTTGAAGACAAAGACAACAATATTAAGCTCGCTATGTCTAGGCAATATAATTCTGAAAAAGTTACCAATGCAG